TTAACTGGTTAAACGGGTAATCAAAGATAATCCCGAGAACCCGCCTGTCTGCCCCTCCCGGTTCGCCGCGGATATGACAAACCACGTTTGCGCCGTTGTAATCCTCGTACAAAACCCCGGCTACCAACTTTCCGTCCTTGATCTTGCCCAATCCTGAGCCGCGCCCGTAGCACCACGTCCCGCCCGTCTTTTCCGCTACCCAAGGCCCGATCAACCGAACATCGTTCGTTATCACAGCACGCTGTTACTTTTCTGGTACAAAAAGTCAGTGTTGGTAAACCTGAACTCAGCCCCGCCGTTCAATACCTTTAGCCTGATAGCTGCGGAGTTAGCCACCGCTCCCACGGTATTCCATGAGCGGATTGCCTCAAGACCACCGCCCCAGACCATCGAACCCCAGACCATAGACCCCCAGACCATACCCGTGGGGGCTGTGTAGCTCAAAGCGCCGGTTGGCTCTGTCAGTTCGTAATCCGTATTGAGCGCGTACAGAATCGAGGGGGAACCGCCCGTCATCAAATACGGCCTTATCATGGTGAAGTATTTGTTATAAGCCTTGGTGCCGAAGTACCCAAAGGACTGGCACACATCAGCGGTAATCGGAACGGAAATATCCGCGTTTCCAGTCCAAGCCTTGTTGACGAAGGTAGACCCGCCGTAATAAAGCCCCGTCGATGCCTTCAGCCATACCTGAGCATCCCATCCAGAGAACACGGTCCACGCACCTGTAATGGTGTTTTGGGCATACTGATAATTCGCGCCGCCACCATATGGGACGTTCAATATCAGCATGTTGTCATCAGCGTTTAGACAAACCTGCCATCCAAAGTTGGCCCCGAGGGTAGAGGCCGCCTGACTGACGCTGTTTTGAATCTTATCGGTCAGCGCAACCCGTCGATCAACGGAAGAGGATAAAAGGCCCTTACCGAGTGGATAAACACCCTCGTAAGTATTCACCGCTAGGTCACCGCCAAACTTGACAGCACATCGACGGCCAAGAGGACGGCCCATCGTAAATACGCCAATAACCGACCAATCTGTAGAAGATGAAGGGTCAGACCCACGATATACCGCTATTTCCCCGTTACTGGAGATAATCACCAGATGGTCATCAGACCCGCTACCGGCGTCCAATGTCCACGTATAAGCCGCCATGACGTAGCCGCCAAGACGGAAAATAGAACCCATATCCATCTGAGCCGCAGCTCCACCGACGCTGTTAACCGGCAAGTACCAAAGCCTCATAGACGTTGATTCAACGAAAAACAGGCGATTTTTAAACAGGGTAACGTGCGCCAAAAGGGTCGTTGTAACCCCTGTAATCGCCGGAGTTGATGCGCCTGTGATAGTTGTCCAAGTGGCGTTATCCCATAGTCTGGGTGAATCCACGCCGTTGACCATGTAAAGGAAAGACCCACCGGGAGTCGTGATCTGTGCGTGCTGCCACCTTGCGTTGGCTAGGCCAGATTGAACGGCAGCACCTACCGCGCCCGGTGTCGTGGCATTGTAGAAAGCAGTTCCCGCCGCAGCAAATAGCGTAGATGTTCCCGTGGTAGGGAGATACTCTACAAGCGTTTCAACAGGGGCGGGAAAGCCCGTAACGTGACTGGCAGAGCCTTTTCTTACTCCGAGATAGCTCGGATAAGGCCACCAGTTCACCATCAGAGCCGCATCTGATATAGGCATGTCCGCTATCGAATCGCGGTCATTCAGCCCACCTACTGGAGATGGAATAGAGGTAGCGCCGGACTTTGGTGGCATTATGGGCCTATCCAGTTTCCGTCAGGAATATTGGCCCCGCTCATCAGAATAGACCCACCATAGGGTGACAGACTGAGTTTAGGAGCGGACTTATCGTAGCTCTTGCACTGCTCTAGCAGCGTGCGGAACTCGCCCAGATCAGCATCAGCGTTCAATCCTTTGGCTAGTTTCCACTGCGCTTTGAGTCCGGTCACCATCAGTGAGTTGGGAAAAATACACGTATCGTCGTCGGCGGTAAAGCGGGTTTTTGACACACCTGCCGCACTGATAGCCCATGATGTACTGATGTACTCATAAGCAAATACCAGCCCGTCAGGCGGCATTGGGTTCAATGTAATCGTGTTGCCAAGAATCCTGAATCGGTTTCTAGGACCAGCGTAAACAATGCCTGATTTGAATGATTGCCAGTCCTGCGGAGATTGCGGCCCCATCAAAGGCCAGCGGTTTGTTCTATCCCATTCAGTCTGTGGAATCTGCTTCAACCAGTCCGAAGGTAGTGGATATTGAACTTGGGAGAATACTAGGTCAACTGTGCCTGACGTTTCAGCCGTCATGTTCATGGTGACTTGCGTCATGTTGTCAACGGTGACAATCTGCGCAAAAGGACGGACTCCAACACCGCTTAGACCAAAGTTTGACGATAGCGCCGCAGTTGTTGGAATCCCCGTAATCACGGCACTACCCGCTGTTAAAGTCCCGGTAGTGGTAATGGCAACTGTGGTGAGAATATACTCTTTATCCAGCCGCTGCCACTCGAATTGACGACAAATATCGTCACCGAGCCTGTTAATCAGTGCGTACATCTGTCGCACCTGAGCGTCTAAAGAACTCGCTACCGCCGAAGGACGGGGAATAGCTAATTCATCAGCGGCCTGTGTAACAAGCTCGATTAGGGTCATACATCCTCAGTTTCTTTTTTAGGCCGTCCGCGCTTGACTTCGGACACCGCAGACATTTGCGCCTGTAGGTCAGCAATCAGTGAGCGCAGTCGCTCATTCTCAGCAGCTTGGGCAGTCTCTCCAGCCGTGCCAGCCGCCGCCGCAAGATAAGCCTTGGCTTTGGCGCGTAGCTCATGAAAGCCCATCCCGAGCTTCTGGCAATGAGCGTCACTCAATTGAGACATCTGTTCAACCGTGTGAACCTCGAAATACTTCGCTTCCTTGACCTGTGCGCGGGTCACTTGGGGCCACTGCTCCAGCGGAGTGCCTTCCATGCCTACCGCGTTGGTACGCTCAAAACCGGCCCACTCACGGGGATAGTCTTGCTTGTCCTGATCAGTAGCCTTTCGCTCGACGATATTGGTCGAGTCGCCCGGTACGATCTTTCGAATGAAGGGAATGTCCTTGAATACGGGACGGCCCTGCTTCTCGCTTTCAGCTTTCATTTCAACAGCTTCGAGGAAAAATGTAACGAATGCGCCTGGGTTTGCCATGCTTTGCTTTCAAGTAAACACCCCGAAGGGCAAAAAGCAGGGGCCTAAGCCCCCACTGATTAAACGCTGGCTTTAGAGAACCAGCCGCGATCACCCGTCGCCATTGCGGTAGCGGGAGATGTGTAAGACCCACCAGAGGCGGTCACAAGGAAAGTGGACGCGTTCACGGTACAAACTGCAGTCGATGCTGAAATCGAAGCGTTAGCCTGTCCGTACACGTACAGCTTTCCATTAGATGCCAGAACTTCGGAGCCGATGCGAGCATCAGCCACCTTACCAGCGGCAAGGTCAGCCGCCAAAGTAATGCCGTTAAGGTCGGCCCCAATCTTGGGGGTATCGGTAAAAGGTGCAGCCATGATGTTTACTCCTGTAAATTAGCTATTAATCTGCAAGAACGCCATTAAACTGAGCGCCTGAGCTAGTCAGGTTACCGGCCCAGCCCATGAGGCGAACGATAGCGTCTTGGTTGACGGACTGACGATCTCCACCAATTGGCTGGAAATTGCGGTCACGGTGCGGACGGAATTTCATGTACTTCGTGTTGATGAAGTACATGCGGTTAGTGGCAGCAGAGCCACCGATACCGCCGTCCAGGAATACGTCGCAGTTGAAACCAGCGCCGAAATACTTCAGCGAGGTAAAACCAGCACCGGCAGAGGATTCAGAGGTTACGCGCTGGATAGCTTGCAACGACTCCAAATACAGACGGTAGTAGTTATTGTCAGCAGCGATCATGTCAGGACGATCAGTACCGCGAACCAATTGCACAGCCACACGGTTCATGTAGCTCTGGATATTGGCCGCAGTAGCAGCAGCACCGCCATCAGTCGTTGCGTCAAACGCGATATTGCGCCAGAAAGACCACGTAGCACGGTTAATGCCTCCGTATGTACCGGACGATGGTGCAACAGCGATAGCAGAGGCCAGACCAGTAATGTCCTTGCCGCCGTTACCCGTACCATCAGAGTACAGACCCGCGCTGATTTGGTTCATCAGTTGAGCCTCAGCAACTTGCACACGGCCTTCAAGCAGGTCGATGATCTGCTCTTTACCGCTGTTTTGCAGCATCTCAAAGCCGCTGATTGACACGGCAGCAGCGTACTGCTTCATGTCAAACTGAGCCGCAGAGATTGGGCTGTTCGGGGTAATGTCGATGGTGTCGTAACCGGAATACGAGGCCGCATTCTGAGTGGCTGCGTCGTTGTACATGATTTCTTCCAAAATCACGTTACCGCCAGAGAACGGTTTGACGTTGCCGCGCTCTTTCATTTTCATGAGCAGAGCGTTGTTTTTCGTCACGTTGTCGGCAAGGTTGCCGCTACGGGACTGGATGGTAGTCGAGATAATATCCGACAGATTGGCGAAGGTAGCCATGAGATTTACTCCTTAATTGTCAGCGAATTGCGCCGCGATAATGTCTCGCAGCGAGCCATTTCCAGGCTGAACCCCACCGGCACTCGGACTCGAACCCCTGACACTGACGGAGGCAGCTTTTGCCTTCAACGCATGTGCGTGTTCTTCCGCTTTCCTTTGGACTTCGGCGCGTTGCTGTTCAATCAGGGTTGACCTGATGTCGGGACGCATCCAGACAGCCATGTCGTAAGCCTCTTCCAACGTCTTGGCTTTCCCGGCTTGTATCAGGTCGGCCATATCGTTGCGCACGGCTTCAAAGTGCGGTTTTTCAGCTTGAGTAAATTGAGACAGCGCAGATTGTGCGCGTTCACTTTCTTGCTGTGCGATGCTATTTTGCCATGAATCTTGCCTTTGGCGCAATTCTTGCATCTGTTGCATTAAAAATTGTTCTTGAGGCGAATAATTCGGCACTTCCTGATTGCTCAGGTCGATGCCGTATTCCTTGGCTAAATTCTGGAAATACTGTGCTTTTGTCGCTGGGTCGCTGTTGCGTAGTGTGTAATCAGCCTTCAGCAAAGCACTGATGGCGGTAGGCGCGTCAACCCGCATAGCCTGTAAGTGGGCCTGATAAGGGGCAATTGCCTGATCGTAGGCACGGGCACGGTCAGAATGTGTTTTGAACTCTGAAACGCCCTTATGGAAGTCGCTTTCCCTGCGTTCGGCCTCAGCCGTGAGCATTTTCACCTCTTCAGGTGTCAGGGATTCGCCACGGTCAGCCTTTAGAAACGCTTCCTGAGCTGCAGGCTTCCAGCTTGACGGGGCCTTTCGGACAGGAGCCTCAGCTACTGGCGCGGGTTCTGCTGGTTTCTCAATGGGCTTATCAACGGGCTTGAACTTGCCAGCCTCATCGCGGGAACGGGTTTCTGTCTTGACTTCGACTTTTTCAGCCGGAATAGTCGCATCCTGCACCTGTGGCTCGGATTTGACTTCTACCAGCTCACTGGACTCTGATTTTTCAAAGGCTGATTCGAGGGCGCTGCGAAGGTCTGACATAGGGTTTTCCTAGTGGTTACGAATATCGTTTAACTGCCTCGATCACATCCCTGCGGATGCCTGCGCGGTCAATCTGTATTTCACGGGGTTTTGTGTGGTGTTTGATTTCGTTACCCACTTCAATCAGGCCATGCGCTTTCAAGTGGGCGCGATGCGTGGAGCGGGAACCGATGATTTCGCCAGTCGCCATTGATTGATAAGGCTGAATATCGGCCATCACCATAGGCGCATTGACATCAGAGCGCCGGTAATAGTCCTCTTTAGGGACTAATTCCAGCGTTACAGGGTCTTGTACGTATGAGCGTTTCATAGGGTAAGCAAAAGCATTGCCAAGTCGTCCTCTTCGTCACTAATACGCCGTGATCCTATTGCATTAAGTAACTGTTTTGCAATAAAAAGCTGTAATTTGGCGTTATTAATGACTTCTGAGTAACTAATATCCGGGTATTTCGCATAAACGATAGCCTTAACTTCTGGCATCTCCCGAACTACGGCCATCGCCTCTTTTGGGTTTTCCCGAACGATTTCAACCACTTCGGACACTTTCGGCTTACGCTCAAACATCTTGCGATATTCGTTTGCCCAGAATCCGTCATGGGTGTCGATTGCCACGTCAGGATTGACCACCACCCCCGCCGCATCGCTTGTCTGAGCCTGTGACGTAGCCCCGACACCGACCACATTTCCAGCTTCAAGGAACGTTCCCGCTGCGTCTATCGTTTGCGCCTGCGAAGTCGCGCCAGCCGCCGTTACCGAAGCCGGTGCAGCCGTACCAGCCGCATCTATCGTCTGAGCCTGCGAAGTCGTTGCTGTTGCCGTGACATCAGCAGGAGCCGCAGTCCCCGATGCCGCGATGGTTTGGGCCTGACTCGTAGCTCCGTCACCGACGACTCCAAACGCCTGCGAACCACTGGCGTCTATCGTCTGCGCTTGACTCGTAGTACCGTCGCCAGTCACCGCAGCCGGTACGTGAGTACCCGATGCTGCAATAGTCTGCGCCTGTGACGTTGCGCCGTCGCCAGTGACAGCCGCTACTGTATGCGTTCCTGACGCATCAATCGTTTGCGCTTGGCTTGTGGTCGCGTCGCCTGTTATGCCTGCCGTAGCGAATGCGCCAGATGCTGAGATTGTCTGCGCCTGGCTCGTGGTCGCTGTGGCCGTAACGTCCGCTGGCGCTGCCGTGCCACTCGCTGCAATGGTTTGCGCTTGCGATGTGGTTGCCGTAGCTGTGACCGCTGCAGGGGCTGCTGTACCGCTTGCAGCTATCGTCTGGGCTTGCGAAGTAGCTGCCGTCCCGGTTACTGCCGCTAGCGTGAATGTTCCGCTTGCTGCCGCTGTTTGCGCTTGAGAAGTTGTCGCTGTGCCAGTAACACCACCACCCGCAACCGCAACCCCGCTAACCTTTATCCAGTTGACACGAATCAGGGTTTCCGGTGGTGGTGACTCCAGAGATAGATTGGGTATTTCCGGGTCTTGCGCAGTCGTGCTGACTTGCCAGAAGTCCGAAATGGGACTGCTGTATAACTGGCCCGATAGCCCTAACAGCCGTCTTTGATCCATGATTAGCTCGCGGTAGACGTGCCGTAAATCATGCCCGTATAAGTCGTCGCTGTCGTTGCTGGTTTAGGCAATTCTAACAACGCGATACACGCACTGTTTGGAATATAAGGAGCTTGATTGCGGTTGGTCAACCAGTCGAATGGAAGCAGACTGTTAATCACGGGAAAACTCATAACGCCGATAGGATGCCCAAGAACAAAGTTGATCGCACCCGTTGCCACCGCCGCAGAGCATTGCATTTGTGTCAGTTTCTGCACACCAGAATCACCTGACTCCAATGGCATGAACCATGAATTAACTGGATGGTCTAGGCGGTCAACAATCGCACCACTGTTGCCTGTCACGCTCGGGAAGTTTGAGGCTCCAGCGACTTGGTCGGTGCAAGTACAGACAGTCCAGTTATGTGCTGTTGCCGCTAAAGCTGTACCACCAACCTCCACAAAGCAGAAGTTGCCACCAATATAGTCTGCACTTGTAGTTGTCGTCGATTGCCAGCGCGTCGGAGTTCCTGTAACGGCCTCTGTCGCTGTGCTATTCATCGTCTTGGCAACATCGAAGAAACGGTCATAAATCAACAGGCTGTTGTTGATGATGCTAGAACTAAAGTCTGCACCAGTCAGACGCATTGTCCCCGCTGCCGGATTATTCCATGCCATCGCGCCCGTTGTCGCACTCGTAGGACTACGACCACCGGGAGCCGCAGAACCAGCTGCACCTGCTGCGGGCATAGTGCCCACGCGCCATAGGCTAGAGGCTACCGCAACAACACCCGTAGGGCCTGATTTAGCTATGCCGCCATTGAAGGACTGGCTAAATCCTCCTGAGGCACGGGACAGGGCGTCGCTGATACTGGTAAATCCAGCGTTCGCCATGCCGTATTGAACTTTGCCCGATTCTTTCCAAATGCGTTTCAGGTGTTCGGCAAATGAATCAGCAGCCGAAGCAAAGAATCCCCTGTCAAAGTTACCAACAAATTCGCCGCCCTTTGTCACCCAGACCGAGCCGGGAACGTCTGTCAGGTTAACGGGCGGGCCATACCAGTCGCGGAAATCGCGTGAGAGTTTTTCAATGCGCTCAGTTCCGAGCCAGCGTTCAAGTCTTTGAGAGTGTACGTGTGCCATTGGAGTCCTCCATTAAGGCTTGTAAATATAAATAGGCGCTGCCGGATCAGGCGCATACACCATGCCCGGCACAACACCATTGAGCCATTGCGCCTTGCCGTACTGCCCGCCCGAGCCGGTAGCTTCTGCCACGGGTGTTGTTCCGCTTCCGGGCGTCGTGCTGCTCCATGCCCAATCGTCGCCACCGCTGTAAGGGTCTGTCCCAGGCGTCAGGTGATAAACCGTCTTATTGCTGGCACTGGTGCGGCATTCAAACCGGCTGTTGGTCGTGTTCCATGACAGACTCAACCCATTCGTGCTGCCGGGTGCTGTGCCTGTCACCGTAGGCGTGTAGCGCACATTCGTTGTCGGATCGCGCAGATCGAAGGCCCATACCGTCGTGCCATCGCTCCACGCCATCACGGATGCCGTAGGATGCAATCCAGCGGCCAAGCCAGCCCGCGTTTCCGGGAAGTCTTTGGTGTACGTGCTGCGCGAATCGTCGGACAAGGTGACGCGGGTCATGGTTACGCCGTTTCCGTACGGAAGCATCCAGAAATAAGTTCCATCAATGCAAGTGACCGCATCTACACCGGGCTCGCCGCCTAACGTCGCATCAGCGAGTGCCGACCATGTGTTGGTGTAGCAGTCCAGTGCATTGGATGCGTTGGAGCTGGCCCCGGCAGAGGAGTAGCCGGGCGTCGTAATGCCGATAACGCGATTCGTTGCCGCGTCAAAGTGCTGACTTTGGTAAATGTGATGACTGGTTGGTGTACTTCCGCTGCGTGCCGAGCCTGTTGGCCCAGGTACGATGTGATCAATCAGGGTGTGCCACTTCGGAGCCTCGCTAGCGTTGTCCAGCGGCCCATAAGCGACAACACCCGTACCGCGCCAGTTGTCGTGCCCACCGGCCCCGACAAACATGATGAACGTGCCCCAATGGAACCGACTATCGTAGTAACAGCCTACTGTGTTGACGACGAAAGCATTCCACGCGCTATAGGTGTATTCACATCCTGACCCGCCAACACTAGCGCTGGTGTCCGTCTGATTCCACCACGCGGGGGACAAATAGAAAGTGCTGTCAGGTAACGGGCTCCACTCTGCCGAGGTCAACGCGGTGTAGTAAGCAGGGACTGGTCTTGTCAGACGTTTCTCAATTTTTATCTTGACAACATCTGCCGCAGGGGTCAACAAAATACTATCTGTGTAATTACCTGTGGATGGCGCAAACCAATCGCCAGTCGCTTGCGCGGTGCCTCCGCTGTCTAACAGTAAAACCCGTTGCCATGCCTCAGTTGACACGCACTTGCTGTTTATTTGCACCAGCACATCACCATTATCTGATGTGCCACTTAGACCGAGCACCAGCGGGCTAGAGCCCGTGTCGTCGGTAATGTCGGGTGATGTGACGTAATCAGCCGGATTCGCTGTGGCTTCGTCCACTTCGCTGTAGTAATTTGCGCCTGTCGTTGTCCAGTTCGTTGTCGTCACATCAGAGTTTGGTGAAGTGCCGTCAGGAACCAGACTATAGGTCACATTCAGTCTAGGGCCGAGCGTCGTGCTGCCCGCTGGCATCATCAGTTTAGTAGACTGACCATCATCAACGTTCCACGGAATTTGATGCGCCACAAAACCAATTTGTGTTGTAACACCATTCAGGAAGTCCTGCACGGCTTGTGCAAGTCCCTCTGGCGTTACCGTCCGGCTCGTTGTAGTGGCCCAATCGTAAATAAACCCTTCGCCACCAATGTCGGCAGAGCCAAGTCCACCCGCAGTAGCCCAATCTGTCGTGCCGTCATATTTATTCCATGTCGCCGCCGTTGCATCAGCAGCTTGTAGACAGATTGAGACTCGATAGTCCTTTACGCCGGTAACATCATAGACGTACATTTCAAGATCAGCCGCTGTGACGTAAACAGTGCCACCAAGAGATGGTGCGGTATCCAGCACAATCAGCACATGCCCTTCATCTGCTGCTGCATACGAGTTCATATAGCAAAAGTTTGCTGTATGACTCTGGTGCGTTGTCGCTTGCGATGCGTACATGGCGCAAACCGTCAAGCCGCCCGTGTAGTCGTCTCCCGTGTTGTGGCCTAGCTGGATGGTCGTGGGCATGTCAACCCTTTGCGCAGACCGCCACGCGGTCAGGGCGTAGCGGGTCGATGGCCATGTAGGTATTCGCAGCGCTGCTCTGGAAACTCCGCACGGCTGGATAACATGGCTTGCCGACTGCGATTCGCTCTGTAGTCGAGGTCAATCCATTGGTTGCGCTGATCTTTTGCACGGGTCGCGTGCCACCGGCCAAAGGTTTTACAGTCCAGATAGCCTGTGCAGGTAACAATGCGTCCCATGCCACGTATTTAGCAAAAAGAATGTTGTTCTGCTCACGACAAACCCGGCCCACCCAATCGGTACGCTTGAAGGCGTCCGCGTCACAGGTATAAGTGACCTGCTCGTTATAAGCCACTTCCTGAATGCGCCGCTTGTCGGCTTCAGGAGCGAGATACATGCTGATCTGATAAACAGCCCACTTGACGGTAAAGCAGTCATTACCTTCGGAGCATGACAGCATGTGCCATTTTCTCGCCCCTGCTGAGTCCTCAACCTTCCAGTAACCGTGACGGCTTTTCCAGTTGGTTTCGTTCACTTCCTCGTAGTGCCACGAGTTCGGAACGTGGCTGTATCCCGGCAGGCACGGCCCACCCGGCAGGCACGGTGGCGCTGCGAAGGCGGGAAAGCACAGCAGGAACAGCAGCCAGCGCATTACAAACCAGATGAGGCGTTCAATACGTCATGAGTGAAGGACGATACTGACACGTTACCGCCCGAGATGATCTGTCCGCCAGAAAGTCCTGTCAGGTTCAAGTTACAGCCCGAAGCGCCGCAAGTCCCGTCCATTACAACAGTCGTGCCGTCAGACTGGAGCGCCCGGAACCATGTAGGCGTGATGGTCGCATTTGCGCTCGAATCCGCCGTAATAGCGTTGAACGTGACCAGCCCGTTTACGGTTGCGCCTGCCGCCGTAGCGTTGAACCGCAGTTCTGCTCCCAGCGTCTGCGCTCCGACAGCAGTATCGGCGTTTGTCGCTTGCGTGCCGTCATAGATTCGCAGATAGCCGTTATTGAGCCGTGCTGCAAGGTTGTCGCCTTGACCGTTTACTGTGGCGTTAGCGAGTTGGGTGTTTAAAGCCATGATTTACACTCCTGAAATACGCCCTTTGGCGTCAAATTTGATAGGTTTGATGGTGTTGCCTATCTTGACGGCGATAGGCTTGCCGGTAACTTCATCCCGGATTACGGTCTTGTCAGTGCTTTCCCGCGTTGCAATTGACTGATCTAATGTCTGCGTCAACTGTCCGAGCATCTCTTGCACGTTGTTCAATATGTCATCACGGAACCCTTGAGCGCCTTGCGCTGCTTTGTCGTCTATGGTTTTTGAAGATGATTCACGCGCCGCATTGACAGCCGATTCACCGGACATGGCTGCGATTTGTAGCTTGGTCTGGGCATCAAGTTCTGCCTTGAATTGCGCCCGCTGGGTTTCTGCATCTTGCTTCATTTGCTCGATTTGCAGCGCATTGGACATCTTCATTTGCTCAAGCTGCGCTGTCTGATTGGCCTTGAATTGCTCAATCTCGGCGGAGCCTTGTAATTTGGCCTGCTCTAGCTGCATCTTGCCCTGTTCAATCTGCATTTGACCCTGCATCTTGATCTGCTCAGGGTCAGGCGGTGGCGGTGCGGGAGGCTTGGGCGCTGCGAGTTTCGCCATCGCATCATCAAAAGCAGCTTCCATTGGTCGACCGCCCTTGAATGCACGTACTCCAAACAACAGCATTTCAGCAATCAGCGGGGTGATGTCAGGCGCGGCCTGTGCCACGGGCAGGGCTTTTTCCATGAATGCGCCCGTAGCCTGCAAGAACTCCATGCGCGAGGCTTTTTCGGCCTGCTCGTCCATTTCAACGAGGGAATCTGAGGCGACTTCGATGCGGAATGAACGGGCAGGCTCTGACTTGATCAGTTGCAGCGCAGCAGGAACGTGTTTGGCGTCCTGCGTGCCCATGATGCCTGACATATCCACCAGCGTCTGGGGCGAGTACAGGTCGCACATTAGTTGCGCCTTGATCTGCAAGATAGCACTGGCGTACCGTGCCACGTCAATCTGTAGCGACTTCAGTCGAAGGCTGGCGTATTGGCTCTTGATCTGCTGGGCAGTAGCTGTTTCACTTGCGACACTTGCACCACGAATAATGTCGGACAGGCCTGTAACCTCGTAAATGACTTGTTTCGCCTGATCGCGTGCTTCGTAGCAATGCTGCAACGCCATCAGCACGGATTCCAGGGGCATGAAGTCAACCGTGCCCTTTAACCCACCTTTTTCACCAAATGCGGCCCAATTGTCTACAGGGATAAGCGTATTGTTCACGCCCTCGTTCAACATGCGCTGAATGCTAGGCTGCGATGAGTCGTACACACCAACCACTTTGACAGCCTCAACCAGCATATGAATGCGGTTTGTCAGCTTGTCCAGCTCGTCGGCCTGATCTTGATACAGTGCGTAATCAGGTACGGGGACTAGCGTATCAGTGGACTGCGTAGCATAGAGCGGTTTCGGGCAAGGCCAGAATCCGTCCAGTCCGTAGGGGTCTTCCTGCTCATCCAGCGTCTTGGAATAGCCTTCAGCTACCCAGATAGCGGTTTTGCTGGTCTTGTCCCATATTTCCCAGACTTGCGCCTTCTTATTAGCGTCATCCTGCGATTTGCTCTTGTCGTCGTCCAGTCCCACGGGTTCATGCGTCAGCGGAACCTCAGAGAACTCCTCGCCGAATCGCTCTGTTCCCTCTTTGCGGGACAGGTAAACGCGACGCGCCACCCATGTGACCTCATCCCAAACCCGAGCCGGTGAGCATCTGAAGTCTTCCCAATACACATAATCGGAGCATGTACGCTCTAATTGTGTGCTTTTTTGTTCTGAATTAGGCACTTCGATAGTCTCGAATCGTACCCATGTCGTACCGCGTCCAGGCAGCAAGCGGTCTAGAACCGCAGCCTTGATTGATGCATCAAAGTCGCCGTAATGGTCAATCTCGAACTGTAAAGCACGCTCAATGATGATTGATGCGGTACGTCCAACAGGGTCTTGGTCCTTGAACCTGCGCTCTACTTGCGCCCGTGGCGTCTTGCCGTACAGCGCTGGAAGCATGGTCTGAATGTTTGACCAGAGAATGTTGTACCGCTTGGTCGAATCAGCCCATCCGGTGCGCTCATCCCGATACCTGCGAACGATCTTTTTCCCACGCTTGACAAACTTCTCATCTTCCTTCTTGGAGACTTTGAGCTTATCGAGCCAATCGCCTGCCGCGTCAATCTTGATAATTTCGCTCATGCTGTCACCGTTGCGGAAACCGCGCCATTGGTCACGAACGGCACGCCGTTGGACCACGTAGCTGGTGCGTTGGTGGAAATGCACAAAGCGCCCGTTGGTGTGATCGGTAGCCCTGAGCAATACGTGGTATTGGCGGGTAGTCCAGCCGTTGCGTCAACATAAAACAGTCGGCCTGTAGCATCAAAACTCAGGCCATTGCACACATAAGCGCCTGATACCAGAGTGGCCCGAACTCGTGGGGCTGCGTCGTTCTCACATCGAAGCGAGTTAAACACAGCATCAGCCGCGTTATCGGCTGCACTGGTCAAAACGACTTGATTGGAAACGATAGGAGCGAGCATTAATACCTTTCGGTCTTACGGGGGGCCATATCCCAAAGCTCGTCCAGGGTAGCTGTGACAATTCTTCCATTTTGGCCGGTTATGGGGAATATATCAGGTTTTTCAGGCTCTTTTTCTTTATTTTCTTGCATTATCTGGCATCCGTATGCGAAAGCGTCGCTTGGATGACTCGCCCAATTGTGCAAAGGCTCACGCGAAAAGACCCCGTTTTCCTCGCTGTAGGAGAACTCCCACGCTATCAACCCGTCTAGTCCAGCCTCGCACAAGTCGCGGTGAAACTCACATCTAGGCGTCACCGTTCGGGCTGCGTTGATCTGGTCCATTTTCTTGGATTGCGCCACGATAGCCACATTACCCGGCCCAAAGTCGCGTGCAAACTGCTCGATAGTGGTGTATTTGCTTTGAAACGTCTTGGCCTTGGCATCGTGCGGTAGCCATATCTTTGGCGCTTTCTTGCAGCCTA